CGTAAATACCAATACCACAAATAGTACTAGTAATGTTACTTCTAATATAACTCAAGATCAAACTATAACAAACACTACTACAACTAATAACACTAATTTAAACACTAGTAATGTAACAAGTAGTGCTACTAGTTCAAATACTAATAGTAATACTAATGTTAATACTTCTACAGTCACAGCTACAAATACAAATAACAACAACAACAACTCTACATCCAGCAGCACAGTAAATACACAAAACGTGAATACAAATACAAATAATAATAATAATGTAAATAGTTCACAAAACGTGAATACCAGTACAAGTACCTCTACTGCTACTCAAAGAGTTACTCAAAGAGTTAAAAGTCCTCCTTTTTCCGCAGTGGCTCCTTCCATTATGTCATATTCCCAAGACCTATGTACTACAGGAGCTTCAGCAGCAGTTCAGACACAAATCTTTGGTATATCAGCAGGTAAATCTGTACGAGACGAAAACTGTGAACGCCTGAAACTTTCAAAAGGACTCTACGACATGGGTATGAAGGTAGCAGCCGTAAGTTTACTATGTGCTGATTTTCGTGTTTTCCAAGCGATGGAACAAGCTGGCAGCCCCTGCCCCTATAAAGGAAAGATAGGTGCTGAAGCACAAAAAGCATGGGATGAGAACCCTGAAGATAGACCTGACTGGCATTTAATCAAAAAAGAAATGAAAGGATATGAATTTAGAGCCTACAAGAAAAAAGACTTCTGCAAGAAATATCCTACCCAGAAGATATGTTCAAAACCTTAATAGCAATAATCCTACTGAGCAGTTTTGCCTACGCAAATCCTACATTCACTGTAGGTACTGACCCCCTCATAGATATAACTGGAACTGGCACAGGATTAAGTCTCGGAGACGATAACATGTCAGGGATGAAATCTCTCGGCTTTGACTTTGAATTTTATGGTCAAACCTTCGATGAGGTAAATATATCGATGAACGGATTCTTTACGTTCCAGTCAAATTTCTCAGTGCCTAGAAGTAGGAATTACAGATCAGAAACACTACCTGCTACTTCATTTAATTACTCTGTATTCCCTGCATGGTCTGATTTTATTAGAAGATCGTCTGGTAATAAATCTCCCTACATACAAACATTTGGACAAACAGCAGACACAGATCAATACTTTGTCATTATGTGGGATAATGTATCTGAGTATAGTAATGGCTTAAAAAGCACTTTCCAAGCTATATTATATGAAACGACCAATGAGATATCTTTTCGGTATGATGAGCTACGTATCCAGAACCATGATATTACCATAGGCGTACAGGGAAATAATGAAGCCGTTACCCATATGCGATATGAAGACAATAATAGTACCACCTACATTGTCACTGATGATTTTAGTATAACGACAGCAGAAGTAGTTGATGAATCCTATGATAATCTTTCGTCAGAGTGTTTGGTAGACTCAAGCTACAGTACTCTATGTGATGTCTATGATCTATCATATGAAGATGATTATCTTGAGGAAAATAATACTGATCTGATGGGATCAGGTATAACAGAAGCCATGATGTATGGCTACGATAGTGAGGAAGAATTTTATGGATATAATGAAGAAGATGAATACTTATACGGAGGAGAGTCTATTCTTACGTATTTTGATGATCGGTACGAGCATGGTGATAGTTACGATATTGCTATTATCACTGATGATTTATTTTATGACGAAGACTATACTATAGAAGAAGATATATTTTTTGAAGAAGAGTTTGAGCTCTATGAGGTACATGAAAACGATTATACTGAGTTTCAACCAATAGACATATATTTTATAGAGGATATTAATGAAGTAGATATAATTGAATTACCCTCTATAGAAATACATGAAGATAATTTCTTAGACTTTACAGAATCATTTGAAGAGTTAAGAACAGAAGAAGATTTTCTTGAGTTTGTGGAACATTTTGAAGAAGAGTTCCATGAAGAAGAATTTGAAGAAGCTTTTGAAGAAGAGTTCCATGAAGAAGAATTTGAGGAATTTGCAGAAGCTGAAGAAGAGTATACAGAAGAGAGGGAAGAAGAGACTCAAGAAGAAGAAGAGAGTTTTACAGAAGAGGATTTCTTTGAGGCAGAAATAGATTTACTAGAAGAGATAGATGAAGAAGAAACAGAAAATAAACCTAATCGTAGGGAAAGAGTTAGGTCTATTGTGGCTTCTACTAATGCTATGATAAATAACCTTACTTCAAATATCATAAGTTCCAGCACATCATCTGTAGCGTCAACTTCGTCAGGAGGAGGTTCCTCAAACAATAATTCGTCAAGTGTATCCTCTGCAGTTTCTTCTGGAGGGGCAGTAGCCTCTTCTCCTGTAGTAACGTCTAGCTCACCAGTATCCGTATCAAACTCTCCTAGTATATCGGACCAGATAGCCTCATCTCAAGCACAAACAAACACAGTACTACAATCTATTAATATTGTGCCTATGCCTACTATAGGCAATACTCCTTCTGTAGTAATGGCTGAAGTACAAGTTACTACAATGGAAAATCAAATTGAAGATATGACTAGCACTATGGTTACTGCGTCAGAAGCAGACCAGATAGCTGATCAAATAGTAGCCAGTAATATCAGAGCTCAACAAGAAGAATCAGCTCAACAACAAGAAGAGACAGGAGAATATGATACAGAAGGTCAATCAACATTAATTGCCTACATGAACTATCTTCCTGGTTTTACTACCTACCAAGATTTAAGTATACCACAACCTGCACAATGGTATGAGCCTAGAGCTATATATACCGATGTCACTATAGATGATAATTTTGTGGCGTATGGAACTATGGTAGGCAATACAATTAACAAATTGTCTGGAATGACATCTGGACAGCCTATGGATTTATTTGGAGGATAATATGGCAGAAGAAGAAGTAAAAGTCGTACAAGTAGAAAAGAAATCTTGGTATAATAATGCCGAAGGTTTTGATAAGTGGAGAGTATTCCCACGAATATTAATAACATTATATGGTGTTATGTTTTACAAGACATGCGACTGGTTTATGACTTTACCAGACCCAACCAATTCACAATCAGCATTTGTATCTGTAATAGTAGGTGCAGGGGCAGCTTGGTTTGGTCTTTATGTAGGCAAAAAATAAGGAGAACGATATGAAAAATATATTACCTAAGCTTCAACAGTACATTACTATCATAGGGGTCATCACGGCAATAGGTGGAGGGTTCTATACATGGGGGCAATTTAATTTACGCCTTGATCAGATAGAAGCTAAAACTAAAAAAAGTGTTAACTTAGCACCTCTCAATGAGAAGATATTACTGTTAGAAGAAAAAGTTAAACAACTTGAAGAAAAATCTAAGAATAGTCAAAATCCACTAGCTGGATAGCCTTTCTGAAAAAAATTAATCACACAAATGCTCATACAGAGGTTTTTAAGCCTTTGTGGGTACTTTAGTATGTCAGATAGCTAATTTTGCTGTATGGCTCTCTAAACGTCTTAGGTGGCGTTTAGCTGTTATATTAGAAATTTATGAGCCTTTTCTTTGAGATTTTCAAATTCTCGCTTAAATTCACGAATTAGGTTAGTCAAGGATAGTGTACCTTCATAATCTTGATTCCATTCATCCATCGCTTTTCTAAAAGTATCAGGACTCACTAACTTGTTTTCAAGGTACACTTTCCCATCTTGTGAAAGTTCAACACTAAATTGAGCTAACAAAGCTCTAGTCTTTGGTTTTTCCTGTGCCATCTTCCGCATTACCTATTACAGTCTTGGTAGTAGGATCAACCAAGACGTTTTGCATAGCTCTGAAAGCTGTCAACATGTCGCTTACTTCTGCATAAGGTAGTGAAGCCAGTTTTTGTAATATAGTGTTTGCCAAGCTATCCTGCATAAGGTAATACTTTACAGGTTTAAAAGCTTCGTTAACGTCAGGGGTAGTAGGATCATCTCCTACAAATTTCCCATCCTCAGTACGAGCTCTTTCTTTCTTATCTTCTGCCATTTAGACCTCCTTGTTATCGATAAATAAAGCTATTATAGCGTAATGAATTATTTTTAGCAAGTCTTTTCTTCTGTCTTGCCTATTTCCTTTTTTACCATATCTCTGTGCATATTTCATAATATTTCCTATACAGAAACCTGCACCATGCCCAGCATCTATGATAAATTCTGTTGCCTGATACTTATTCTTTGAGTAGTGTTCATCATAAGTATTTTTAATATGATCGTACACCTCATTAATAATGATATGTTCATCATATTTAAAACTAGTTAATATCTTTTTTGCTTCTTGGGAAGATGACAATGTTTTCTCCTTTCTCTTCTAGCTCTCTTTTTCTTTTTCTCTCTAATTCCTTATTGATCATTTCATTCCCTGTTTCCATAACTAAATCTTGGTTACTGGTAGCTAAATGCATAAGACCAGCAAATAAGATGTACATTTGAGTTCCTGTAAATACATCTATATCTTTATGTAATAAATCTGCACCTACTATTTCAAAGCCTTTATCTTCAGGTCTTAGTATAATATACATATTACCTTCCTGTAAATCAAGTAGTTTTAAAAATTCATCCACGCTATCACTCTGTTGAAATGTTACCTTAATAGTATCGTCATTATCATCATCACTCATGTAACCACTCCATAGGTACTAAACCTTCAGCCCACAAAAATTTATGTCTGTCACACCAGTCTGCATATGTAGTTTTTGATGTTCTTGATATTCTATTACCAGCATTGACAAAAACAAACCTTATATCTAAATCAGCCCATTGATCTTTAATTAGTAAATGCTTTACTCTATCATTGGTTGTTAATCTACCTTTTGTCTCTATATATATTTTAGATTCTGGTAGATAGAAATCTGGAGTATAGTTTCTTATCTTAGGAACATAATCAAAACTGACTTTCTCATATTCAAAGGCTATCTTACGTTTTCCTAAATCTGCAGCTACTCTTATCTCAAACTTTGATCTATATGGTAATCTATATCCTGACACCTTTTGGTTGTCCTTTCTCTATTATAATATTTAGTTCATCTAATATGTTTCTTTGATATTCTTCTGCATTGTCATATTCAATCATATCATAGAATTTATTTATTAAAACATAAATAACAGCTTTATTGCCTAGTAAATAATTAATCTTTTCCATAGCTTCATCTAACATAACCATACCTCTTTCAAAAATAAAAGGTTGACTCTTAGATAATTTAACATATACAGGAATACCAAAATCACTATTCCTTAATTCTTGTATAATAGTATCTCCACCTATCAAAGAAAGATTATCAGGATAAACATAAAAAACATTTTTGTTTTCCTTGAAATCTGCCATAGATAGATTATGAGATTTAAGTATGGGCATTTTTTGCTACCTTAGTATACCACACATAAGGTGGGTTCTTTGCTCTTGATGTATGCTTAGGCAAATATTTGGCATGTTTCCAGCAGTGATGCCTAAATCCACAAAACCCACATTCTTTAGGTAGGAGTTTGTTACCAGTCGGCTCTCCTTTTTCTATTTCATCTGTAGCTTTGAATTGTTTTTCTACTCTCTTTGTCTTTTTTAATTTACGAACATTTGCTGTAGCAGTCTCTAAAGCTTCTTTCTTTTCTTGTGTCTGTGTTGCTGGGGCTTCACATACTGTGACCTCTCCAGAAGATTTATCTACTACTATCCACCCACCAAAAGGCATGTTCTCGCCTTCTGCGTAGGAAAAACCTTGTACGACATATCCAAAAGGATCATCGTCTTTTACTTTTTGGTATCCACCAAATTCCCCAAATTTGTTCTGGAACGCATATGGGCTTGCAGATTTGATATCAAATACTTTCTTATCTATAACAACATCTAATGTTCCAGTAACCTCTGTATCATCTAAAGTTATTGCTGTAGGCTTTTGTTCATCCTCAACATTGACTCCAGAAGCTTTCATAATTGATATTAAAGCAGCCTCTACTAAATCACCTAACAGAAACCGCATTATAGCATTGTAACTAAATGACTGTTCAATACCTAACTGTTCACACTGTTGTTGACATACTGGTTTACCTATACCAGATAGGCGTAGGCGAAACTCTCTCGGCTCTCTAGAAAATTGTTTCTCTAAAGCTTGACCACAAGCTTCCTTAAATTCTTCAATTAAAGAAGGAGGCATTTCAGCCTCCCCCTTCGTAGCTCTACTCAAGAAATCTTGTATAAGTACTTGAATATCACTCATTATGCCTCGACAGCAGCAAGGTCGATGGCATCAATGCTGTCGCTATTACTCGCTTCAGCATGCTCTTCTGATACTCGGAGATTGTAAGAGTTTATCCTATCTGCGAAAGCCACTAAAAGCTCTCTATCGTCTTTGGATAAATCCACAGTATCAGAAATAGTCAGGTTAGTTGAATAGTAAATGGTAGCTCCATTCTTATGTTTCATAGATTGGGCTTTAGCTACTACATTCGGAGAAAGTAAATTCTTCTTATCAACATCCCTAAAATACTGAGATATTGCATTGTAGCTGGAGCCTTTTCCATAAAATACTACAGGAACATTTTCCACTGGCTTATCTTCGCCAGACGCAGTTTTACCATCTGCTATTGTTACTAGACCATACAGGACTTGGTTACATTTAACCAATGCCGATGCAGCAGCCTCTGGGCTATCTGTACCAATTTCCGTAATCTCATTCTTGGTTAGCTTACCACATTTGAAGCCTCCCTCTGTATCAGGAAATTGATCGTTGAGCTTGGCTTGTTGCGTAGTGCGAACTGAATAAGCACCCTGCTCATTATCCCACAAGCTGTACATGAACCTTCTGATAAAAATCCTAAAGCTAACATCTTTACCAAATACTTTCTCCTTAGTTGAAGGATCGTATAAAGCAAAATGACCTCTAGGTAGGGTATTACCCTCATCATCTTCTGGTGCATGATTGATTGATAGTCTAGATAGAGAATCTCCACCTTCAGGCTTATCTTCTCTTTGACCAATCAATTCTGCCAGTTGGTCTGCAGACACTTTATCCAAATCTTTTGGAATTACGAGGTCTGTATTCGCTGTTTCTAGTTGTGTCATATTATTACTCCTTATGAGTTGACTTACTACTATTATATAGAGGATATTAAGATAATGCAAGCATTAATTTGAAAAAATTTCCTTAGTATCCAACCAGTTGCTTCCGATTTTAATTTCAATGCCTACAGGCATATCATACTCTATTCCCCATCTTCTCTTGGCTTGCTGGGGTATGGAAAGCATACATTCTTTGACAGTTTCAATTACTTGATTCTGTTCATCAGGATGTACATCCACTACTATACTATCATGTACTGTATTACAAATCAAGGATTTAAAGTTTTTATCTTTAAAAGCCTTAGAGGTTTCGACAAGTGCAGACGGAAGTAAATCTGCGGTAGCAAAACCCTGTACAGGATAATTCTTTACGCTAGTGCCATGCGTTATGCCTCTAGCTGTTCTTCTTACATAGGGAAATCTGTATTCCCTACCTGACGGAAGGCTTACATACTTATATTTCAAAGCCTGTTTAGCCAAGTCTAAATGCCATTCTCCTATCTGAGGATATATTTCTGTAAACTCAGAATAGTATCTGTGTATATGTGTAGGCAATCCCATTCCTGTAGCCCCATATAAAGGAGCAAAGGTATGGGCTTTTGCATTTTGCCTTTCTTCTGTTGTTATATCTTCTTTATCTTTACCAGTTATAATTGTAGCAGTCAAGTTATGGACATCTACGCCCCCCTTGACATTTGAATAAACATGACTATCTTTACTTAGATACCCTGCTACTCTGTATTCTAGTTGAGCATAATCTCCTTCTAATATGTGACCCCCATCAAATCGAGAAACAACAGCCCTACGAACTGGAAAAGTCTTACCTCTAGGCATGTTCTGAAAGTTAGGACTCCTAGAAGACAACCTACCAGTACTTGTAACACACTGCATGAACTGGGGATGAATACGATCACTATAATCTAAATTCTTTTCTATACCTTCTACGAAAGTTTTAAGGTAGGTTTTTATTGCATTAAATCTTAGGTATCTTTCTATAAAAGTAAATGCCTGTTCGTTACCTCTTTCCCTATATAGCGAAAGTGCATCTGCATCTGTTTTAAATCCTTGAGTACTACAAGACATAATATTAATAGGGGATAATTTAAATCCTGCTATATTATCCAAAGGAATATATCTTATACCTTTTCCTGCACAGGGTTTACAGACAAACCTAGCCTTGCCCCAAGTACCATCTTTTCTTTTCCTAGATACCTTTCCATAACCACTACATATATCGCATCGTTTAGCCTCTGTTCTGTATTGAATTATTGTGTTGTTAGTTATTGCTCTTTTAAATTGAGCTTCTGACATAGGTGTTCTACGCTTAGGCTTTCTTGTGTTGCCTCTAACCTCATACCCTAAATTAAAGATTTGAGCCCAAGTCTTTTTATTCTTTACTCCTCTGCTGAATAAAAGTTTTGATCTATCTTCTGGACTGGCTAAATTAATAGGCGTATCTCCCATAACTCTCTTAATTTCTTCATTAAGAAATCTTTCTAATTTGTTAGCTTCTAAAGTATACTCCTGTTTAACAGTTTCTAAGGCTTGGCGGTCTATCTTAATGCCATCCTTTTCCATCTCTGCTAAAACTCTAGTTACCTCAAAAGACAGGTACAATGTAGGCTGCAATTTGCTCAATGCTCTTACCCTCCTGTTTTGCCTGACTCTGAGCCACCTCGTAGGTAGACTGCACATCAGCAATTCCATATTCTTCTACTATCTCATGTGGTATTATATCAAAACCCATACCATCTTTCAAGTACTTTTCTAAAATATCTTTCTTTTTCTTTGTAGGGGTTTGGTGTCTCCTACAGCACTCATCCAAACTTAGAGGAACTTTAACTCCTCTAGCCCACACATAATCAAAAACCATAGTATCATATACAGCACCAGAGTACTCAAAGCCAGAAGCAAACAACCACTGCAAATCAAATTTAATATTGTGACCTAGTAAAACATCTGTTCTATCTAGTACTTCTTGGACTATCTTCATATTGTTTTCTGTAGGCTGTCTATCTGCATGATAAAACCATACATATTCTACAGGCTTATCATCTTCTTTATATCCTATAGATACCAGTTGATTACCTTCTACATAAGGTGAAGGATCATTTCCGCCATTATGTTTTACTGAGGTAGTTTCTACATCTAATGTTAAAATCATTTTATCTTTACTCCTCTCTCGGAAATAAAAGTATAGGTGTGTCTTCACCTAACCAAGCACCTAATATATTAAAATCAATCCAGTCTATAGCATCAGCTTTTGACATACTTTCTTTTTTCACAAAAACTTTTATTAATTTATTATAATCATAAACTAATATAGTTTCTTGACCACACCTTACACCTTCACCAACGATAGCTTCGTCACAACCATCCCATTTCTTCATTCGTAGTACCTCCCTGTAAGTTTATCTATCTCACAGACAACATGACCATGCCACCCAGATATCTTATTCTTAGACACATTTAGAAATCTCGTATCATCGTCTTCGCCAGGATTTTTACCTATACCTATTATGATATCTGCCTCTCCAGCTTTTCCTGTCTTAGAGCCATCAAGCATAGCAAAGTCTAGTAATTGCCTACCATGAGCATCATAACTAGCTTGAGATACAGCCCATACCATACAGAAGTTTCTTTTGGCTATCTCTCTTGCGTTCACATACAACTCTTTGAGGCGTTCATCTCCTCTACTAAACTCTCCATTTATTTTAACCTTGTCTAATTGGTCTACAAACAGAATATCTATTTTGTTTAGTTTAGTGAACTGATCTATCTCTGTAATATCTGAGCCCACAGAATCCATAATAAAAAGATTTTCTTCTATCTGTTTTTTATATACCTCTTTCATTTCAGGTAAGCTTTCTTGATAGTTATCTTTATGAACGTTAAAGTAGGCAGTTAATATTCTGGCTTTCATTCTTTTAGCGGTCTCTTCGTTCATTATATAGCCAATCCTATGCCCTCTGCGTATTGCTTCTGCAGACAGAAAAGCACAGAAAGATGACTTACCACTTTCAGGGCGAGCAAAGATAATCCCTAGATTGCCTCTATAGGTTCCTGCGACCTCATCATGTAGTGTTGTTAAAGGGAAGGGGAAATCAGGGTCTTCATCAAACTCCTGAAATAAAGTTTCTACATCTGTTTCCTCTCTCTGCATTGAAAGGATACCACTAGCAGAATCTTGGTTAATTATCTGGTCTACCATTTGGCGTAAATCGCCAAAGTTTGTAGACTCCCCATTCCATATATCTATTGCGGTTTCTCCTACCTTACGAGCCATCTCTCTTCTCCAAAACTCTGTTAAGGTGTCCATTACAAAATTAGGATCACCATCTACTTTTTCTGGTATTGATTTGATAGCCTCCTCTACAGCCTCTCTGGTAGAGTCTGGCATGGCAGGGTACAAATTCCTATGTACTAAAAATAAATTCTCTTTCGATAAGTCTCCTTCATACTTGGTATGATAGTGCATTATCGCATCAAAGATAGTTTTGTATTTCTTATCAAACATATCTTTGGTAACTAAGGCTTTCGCCTTTTCAAAGTTTTCCCTACTTAAAAGTAGTCCTATTATTTGTGGTTCCATATATATCTCCTAAAAAGGTTGAACCAATATACTGTTATTACCCTAAAGAGTCAAGTTCCCATTTATTAGCTCTATGGCTTAAATCTTCTTTTTCGCCCCTTACAGTTTCAAGGGGTTTCCCTTCATCATCTATTCTTTGTTGAACAATACTCATGTTCATACTAAAAGATCGTCTTTCTCCCTCTGAATAAAAAGGATATACCATGTGTATCAGGTCGGAAGGAAATATAAAGAAATCTCCCACAGTAGGCTTAACAAGGAAGGTGTGTGTGTGCATCTTGCCAGAAGAACCATGTAAAAACTCTATATGCCCTTTGCATGGATAGTGGTCTTTGTAGTCTTCTTCCCACTCTTTATCTATATCAGGGGGTAACTTT